CCTCGCTCCCGTCTTCACGAACGATTGAACGCAACGCATCTCTGCCACCCTTTTGTTTTGACAACCGACGAAAATAAGCCGACTTTTCTTTCCCTAAAACTTCAGCCTGCACCCCTTTAGGTTGCCGAGCTAACCATTGTCCGTATGTCATATTTCCGGGTACTGGTCTGCCCTTTTGTTCCTTCCCCCACTTGGCTGCCCTTTTTGTTTCATCCGGCCCGAAGACTTTATCCGGTGGCGTTTCTCCAAACTGCTCGTACCACTCGTCATCTATAACAGGAACTATTGTCGATCTGCAATTAAAATGTTGGGGTGGGGTTGGCCCTTTGTTATATGTGAATTTCTGACCGTCAAGTTGGGCACAAATAGCAGATGTTCTACTATCTAAAGTCGCCACATATTTGTATTTTTTAGCAATATCAGAATTAGCTTCAAAAGCTCTTTTGCTTGCTGTATTTGCAACTTGATTAACGCTAGTTCTAACAATCGTCATCACCTGATGATTTGCCATTTTTGTGGCATGACCTCCAGCTAATGCAATCTGTCTAACATTTCCAGTTTGTCCA